GACTGGGCAGCGCATGGGTTTGAGATTGATTCATACGATTCAGTAAAAAATATAATTGATTTATTTAAAAGTATAAAATTAAGATAACCATGCTACTACCAAAACCATACATTTCAGTTAGTCAAATAAACCTTTGGTATTCCGACCGCCAAAAATACATAAACCGATACTTCCTTAACCTTCCAGAAGAACCATCTATTTACATGAACTTTGGAAAACAATTTGCCGAAGATACCGAAGCGTATATCAAAGATGGAATTATAATGGAAACCTTCCCCGATTTTTACATTGACAAGATTCAAAGTTTCAAAGGTTGCGAGGCTGAAAAGGAAATAAGCCTTAGTATTAATGATATTCAAGTAAAAGGTTTTATCGACGCGTGGGACGTTACAAATAACAGGGTAATTGATTTTAAAACCTCAGGAAAGCCTTGGACAATGGACACGTTAAAAGATAGTCTTCAAATGAAAGTGTACGCTTTGGCGATGTTTGTCAACGGTGAATCAATCCCCGAAAGTCAAATCAACTGGTTAGGGACAAAGAGAAGCAAAAACGGTTTATCTTTCACGGGTGAAAGCCATGAAATTAGGCATACATTTGAAATGGACGACTTATTAAAAGGCATTGTTTTAATTGAGCAAACGTGCAAAGAGATAAGCGACAATTATAAAAGTTTTCTTCACTCTTTTAAATAAGCAGCCATGACTGAGGAAGAAAAAAAAGCATGGAAATCTGAGTACATGAAAACCTACTATCGAAACATGAGCGATTTTCAAAGAGAAAAAAGGCGGTTAAAAAACCTTGAGAACAAAAAAAGGATATACGAGGAGAATAAAACAAGGTGCAAAAATTTAAACTACGAAAAAAACAAGGCGTATTATTACAAACACATTGAAAAAATAAAGGCTTATCAGGCTGAGTATCGTAAAAAACAAAAACAAAAAAAATGCTTACAGAACGAGAACGAGAAAAATTAATTAGGAACGCCGCCGCCATCTTTGTAGCCGCTGGAGGTATCTTAACTTTGGCTTTTGCCATTTACTTCATTGTTGACCTTGTAAAAAAGTGGTACTGATGAAATATGAAAAAAATGGAAAAGCGGGAGAATTATTACCGACGCGGAAAGTATTGAGGATGCGATAAAAAAGTTTAAAGAACTGGGAATTGATGTACCTGAGAAAGAGATAAGTATTGCATCATTTGGTTGAAATTTGTCCCGTATCTTATTGGTGCGGGATTTTTTTTTTAAAATAATGTTGTAAATATTTTTTTATGTAAATAATTTAAATTAAATTTACATATTGAAAATAACAAAAACGACCAATCATGGAAAACAAGATTCAAACATGGAGATTTTTATACACATCATTTCCAACCGTAAAGCAAGCGACAACAAAAACAGGTGCATTAAAAGAAGGACGTGCCAGTAAATCTCATTTTATTGTAACTTCTGGAATAGGTTATTCCGATTGTTTAAGGAAAGCGATACAAGAATGCAAGTTCAATGAAAACCAGTTAATTGGCGCAAGAAATTTATTATAAAACAAAAGGGGTGCAGCATCCAAACCAACTGCAAATTTTTAAAACTTAAAAAACAACCAAAATGACAAAGAACATTTATTCAGTAATGTACACAGGCAACGCTAAAAGGTATCAAGACTTATGTCAAGAAATTGCAGCCTTTTCAAGACGCGAAGCCGTAGAAAGATTTTACGCCTCAATGCTAAATGAAAATTATTTTCCCGAAGACGAGTTTGAATGGGGTGGACTTGTTCGCGATTGCGATGGCAACGTGATTGCAGACGCCAACGACATAACCATCGAGTATGATGGTGGATACTTTTTTGCTGAACAAGTAACGACGGTATAATGAAAAAGCCAATAATAGAAACTTACGTTCCACAAAATACGCGGCTGCCGTATCAGGTAGCCGCTGGCATCGGCATTGCTTTTGTCATCGGGTTGATTTATTCCCCGATAAACACAAATTACCAGTACACATCTTTTGTGCCTGTCATTGAACGCGACACGGTTTATGTTCATAAAATAACGACGTTGACCTTTCCCGCGAAGGCTGAGGACAAAGAGATTGACGAAGCCGCCTACGGGTCACGCTCGTACGGTTACGAGGTGCGCAAGTTATCAGGGTTACAACTTAGGCAAACATTGGAAGGACGAGGTTTTCGCAACCTTGCAAAAGTTGACAGGGCGAAGCTTCGCCGAATTTACCTTGCCTACTGCTACGAAAGTATGTTAATGAACGTCCACGTTTTAACAGATTTTCCCGTGTCAATGATTTATTCCTTTTTCATCATCGAGGCAACCAGTCAAGGCGTTGAAACAGAACTTTGGCGCAAGCACGCAAATGCTGGAGGTGTTAAGGCTTTGAAAGGTCAACAATCGGTAACCTACAAGACGCGCGAAGTAATTAAAGGAAGAGATAAATACATTAAGGCAAAGTTTATGAGCGCAGAAACCACGGAGGAAGGTATGAACCTTTGGGCTGGTGTTTTAAACTCAGGAAGATACGCGGCTTGTAAAAAGGCAAATTACAGGATTAAGGGAATTAAATTGTACGAATCTATTTGTAAATGCGTTTATAAATCTGGGTATCATACCGACAGGGATTATAAATTCCGTGCCTCATTAATGGCTGAATACTGGCAAATCAAACGGGATAACTTTCCTTTAAAGAAAGATTACAATGTTTTTTAACTTTTTTTTTATTTATTTGTGTAAATATTTTTTTGTTTAAATATTTATTTATATATTTACATATCGAAACAAACAAAACAATATTTCACCACTTAAAAAACAACATAATGACAAGCGTAAAAACAAATATTTGGAATCTAAAAGTAGGTGATACTGTATCGTTTACTAATAATTCGGGTAGTAAAATAGAAAGGACAATAACAAGAGTAACTGAAAAAAGTTGGTTTTGCCCAAACAGGAACAGTTATGGGACTCTTGCTGACTATCAAAAATCCTTTAAAGATTTTAAAATAATCAGAAACGAAAACTAAATAATCACCTGACAGGGCAGTCCCCCAGCTGCCCTACTTTTTTCACCACTTAACAAACAAAACAAATGGAAAAGAATTTTACCAACACCCAGTTCAAATGGACTTTTGAAAGCATTAGCGACAACATTCCAACGATTATGCTTTTGACAATAGTATTAACCTACGGGGTCAATGCTTATTTAACTGCCATCTTTTTACCAATTAATTTCTGGATTGCAATTACTGCTTCCACCATTTTACAACTTGGACGATTTGCAGTCGTTTTCATGGACTTTCTTAACCCTACCAAAGGTAGAAGCCCTTTCCCGCCTAAAATAGCCTTAGGAGCGACGGTAATAGCCTTAATCGAAGTTTTCTTCGGGTTAATGGAAAAGTATTCTGGAGCGGAATTTATTACAATGTTCTTTTTTGTTGGAACAATCGTATGTTTTGGCTACCTTTTGGAAATAAATTTTGTCAACAAAGGGGTTGAAGCATACGGTTTAGTTGAGCCAAAAGTAATCAAAAGACGCAAAAGAAGGGTCGCTGCAAAAAAAGTCACGGAAGATGCACCTAAAGAAAGTAAGGGTTATGTAACTTCGTTCCAAACAATAACACTTTGAGGACATACATCGGGGTTGACCCAGCGATTAGATTAAACGGAATGGCGGCTTGCATCATTCAAGGCAAAGAGGTAAGATTCACGAAATACAAAAGGTTCGTGGATTTTATCCTCGACGTTCCAAAGTGGACGCAATACGAAAGCCCTGTTGTACTGGTGGAAGATTCCAGCCTTCAAAATGTAACTTTCAACTCTTCCATTAACCGCGCAATCCTTTCCCGTATGTCCCGAAACGTCGGCATGAATCAAGGCGCTTCGCGTATTGCCTATGAATGGATAAAAGAAAACGGTTACGAGGGCTACAATATCAGCCCTGAGCAAAAGGGCAAGAAATGGGGAAAGGAAATATTTATGAAAATCTTCCAAAGCGAAGGTTACAAGTTTGAACCAAATTTTAAAACAGCCAAAATAAGTCAAGACGAAATAGATTGTTTTACTCTTGCTTTACAGGCTAAAAATTACCAAAAACATGAAAAGAAATAACGAATTAATCGACGGAATTGAAATCAGCACTTGGAAGGAAATTGAAATGATTGCTAAAACTTATCCGAAACCGATTAGATATTCAGACGGTTTAAATAGCAAAATTGCATTATTAAAGTTTTATCTTGAACCTTTGCTTCCAGACTTAAACCCGCCAATGATGGCAATGGACAAAGGTCGAATGCTTACAATAGCTTACCGTTTGTATAAAAGCACGGACGGGGACACCGTCACAAATTTATCTTTGAAAATTATAAATCAAATTATAAACTAAGAAATTGATTACGTTTGTTTTATGTTATTTAGTTTAGGAGTGGTGAATTAGAGGGTTGGCAGTTGCGTCAACCCTTTCCATTTTAAAAGGTAACCCCTTGCGTCTTTGCGTAATCAACCACCGCACGGGCATGACAAAGCGCCAATGTATTTTGGAAGGCTGGGTCGAACATCATGACGGCATCTTTGTAATTTGTAAAGAATCCGTTTTCCGACAACACGGCTGGCATACTGGTTTGGCTCAGTACAAAGAAATTAGCCTCCTTGTCTGGGTCATTGTCAATCGTATCCATTCTATAAACCCATTTTGGGAAAGCCTCCTTTACCTCATTGAAAAGGAACGTGGCGTAAATATCAGCCTTTGTTTGCCCGATTGATGTGAACACTTCAAAGCCCCTTGCCGTTGTCGTTGCCGCGTTTCCGTGGATACTTAGGTACAACGAAGCCTCATAGTTCTGGGCGTTCATGTTCGCCTTTGCTACACGCTTAGTAAGGCTAATATCAATCACGGGGTCGTAAACATTTATTACCGACATTCCCCAGTCCTTTAAATACTGCTCAATCTTTGCCGCGACTTCCCTGTTGAATACGCCTTCAAAGAACCAGCCGTAGCCGTGGAACATTGAGTTGTTATGCTGGAAGCATTTTGAAGGATACGTGGTATAATTAAAAGGTAACTTTTTCTTTGGGTCAACTCCACCGTGACCAGCATCAAGGAAAACACAAAATTTACTTGCTTTCATATATTATATTTTTAAGGGCGACGCAAATCAATGCACCGCCCTGTAAACGCATAAGGTAGCGATTCTCTGCGCCTATAATTTAAACCCGATGAGCGAAAAAGCTGCGGAAATCAAAGAAAATTTGGGCGGTAAACTAACCGAAATCTCCTTCCCAGCACATTCGCGGCTTGTCTCCTTAATTTTGTCCCAAATGATTTGAGCAAGTTGGATGTATTCGCGCCAAGTAAATTTTACCTTATTGCCTTCCAAATGAACATTGATTTCACTTGCAAGCTCCGCAAAGTTCATTGAGTAACAAGCCACGTCGCCCATAGGTGACTTTATTCCATCTGCGCTTTTTAAAGCCTCTTTTAAATTAGTCTGCATATTATTTGTTTTTAACGTCTGAAAAATCTAAGAATAATTGTACCAATATTTGTTCCAGTTATGGATTTTATATTTTCCGAAATACTAAACAATTCCGTAGCTGCAATAATGAAGCTGACAGAATAGGTTATTTGCGATGGCAGTTGAAAAGTTATACTTGCCCCGTGAAATATCATGATACCGCAGAAATAAGTCACCACCTTTTGCGATGTGCGATAAAGCCCTTTGCTCGTTATCGCTTCTCCCCTTTTCCTTGCCGCCATGATTCCCGTGACCGTGTCTGCAAAAACTACAAAGATTGTAAAAATCAAAAAATGTTTGATGGGAAGGAAAAACGAGAATAGCACTCCGCAACAAATGGAATAGGCAATGCCATCGTAACCAAGTTTAAAAATGTTGTAAATAACTGCTTTCATTATTCAAGTTTTATTAACCTCACATCACCATCCACCGTTGCAAATTTGCCATCAGCATATTTGTACAAGTCGTATTTAACACCGTTAAAGGCAAAGGAAACTTGATTAGTAAATGTAGATAAAAGTAGATTTGTTGAAATGCTGTAAACCTTGCCATTGTCTGGGTTGAATATAAGCCGTTTGTTTACATTTAACTCAATCTTACCATCAATGATTTCACCGTTAAAATTTAATTTCCAGTCACCGACAAACTTTGCCGTGTCTCTTTGAGCCGTTGTAAAATAGACAGGCTTACCACTAATTTGAACGTGCAAATCATTGTAGTAATTAATCCTTTGCACCGCTTTGCCCTTTGTAATAATAGGCTTTGCGTGAATGGCAATCGTGTTGCTTTGCCTTTCTGCATCGGTAACAAGGCTTTGAATGGCAGTTGCAGAATCGCCCAATATTTGCTTTGAGCCTGTGACGGTTGAATCAGACAAAGTAGTTTGCTGAATGATGTAATAAATGTTTCCTTGCTTTTGGATGTAAACAGTGTCTTTTACAACATCTTGCGCAAAGGAAAACAAGGGAAGGAATAAAAATAGGTATCTCATTTTATTTATTTTCGAGGTTAATAATTCTTTGCTCAAGGGCTTTGATTAGGGTTTGTTGCTCTTGAATGGCTTTAGTGAGTAAAGGAATAATATTACTATAAGCAATACTTAAAGTATCTCCATCACTTCTTACTATTGAGCCTAAATAATCTTTATTTTCTAAAGTTTGATAAACATCTTGAGCAATAAATCCTAAATGTTTTGTATCATTATTTACAGAGGCGTTTATATAATTAAAAACAACTGGTTTTAAATTATTTATAATATTTAAGCTACTATCTAAATTTGTAATATTCTCTTTAATATTTGCATCAGAACCATTTACATAAGCACCTTCACCCCATACACCTGTTCCATTTACTTGTAAATTATAAGCACCTCTATCGGTTGTTCCAGCTACATATATTTCTCCATTATTTTTTATACGCATTCTTTCAGTATCATTTGACGCTAAAATAAAATCAAAATCACTTCTTGTTCCAATAGAAAATAAACCGCCTAATTTAAATAAAATTGCATTATTTGCTCTTGGTATACCCATAAGATTATCACCACCCGCACTTTTACCAAAATTTGTTAAAGCTATTCTTTCATTAACTCGATCGTTAACATCCAATATCATATTTGTTGAAGCAGTTGAATCTGTTGATATTACCCTAAAACCATTATCTCCTTCCGAAGCACTTCTTTTTAGTGTAATGTTATAATCAGGACTTGTTGTTCCAATTCCTAAATATTTTGTTGTATTATTCCAAAATAAATTACTATTATTTTGCGTATATGTGCCACCACTTCCAGCAAAAACAACTGAACCAGCCGTAAATGCAGTTGATGTATTTGTTCCCCCATTTGCCACAGGCAAAGTGCCCGTTACTCCAGGTGTTACGTTTGCACTACCATTGAATGAGGCAGTTGATGTTGATGCAAGGTTTGTTTGAAAAGTCCTACTTGTTGTCAAAGTTGCTGCGCTACCTGTTGTATTTTGATTTAAAGTAGGAACATCCGATGCTTGAATAATTCCAGTTCTGCCACTACGATAGTAATTTGTTAGCATCGAAGCCGTGTCGCTCGGCAATAGGTTTAAACGCAACCATGCGTTGCTCGTTGCCTTTTTATAATGCCACATTATATTTGTAGTGGTATCAAGAACCATGTAAGCCATGGTATCAATACTTGGCTTTCTTACCGTATCAGTTGAAGCCACGCCCCGAAAAATAAGCCCGTCGGCAGTCGTCTGTTCTCCCAGCGTTATCTTTTGATTGCCATTGCTCGGGTACTGTGCCCATGCAAGGCAAGGCAAAAGGAAGAGAAAGAGGAAAAGGAGTTGTTTCATGTTTTTGTTTTTTTTAGTTTCTTTGCATTATATGCCAATTAGTGCCATCAGCAACTAATGTAACCCATTGAGGCGTAACATTTCCAGCTGATAAAATTGCAGTTCCAGCTGAACCGCCACTAAAAGGTATAACATTTGATGCGGTGCTAATTACTGTTCCTGTTGCAAGGTTTTTTATCATAAATTGCCTTCCATTTGTTGCGGTTGTTAAATCTATGGATGTTGTTGAAGCGCCGCCAGTATTTACAATAGAAACCCGATTACTTGATAATACAATTGAACTTCCAGCGGTTGATTCTACAAAAACATAACCAACATCAAGCGTACTTCTTGCTACGGATGCATTTTCAGCGCCTGTTCCACCGTTGGCTATTGGTAAAGTTC